TTCAAAGGGGCAGATCCCGGAAAACTCGACTTTCAGCGAGAACGTCCTGGCATCTCCGAGGCCCTCGTTAGCGTGGACGTTGAAGTCGGCCACAGCCTCGATCAGTTGACCCGCCAGTTCCGAAATGCTATCCTTGTCTTTGGTGGTTGTGCCATCATCACCATTGTCCGGCCGTTCTGGTGCTGCAACATCAGGCGGCTTTTCTTCTTCCCGGAATAAATCCTCATAGTCTGAATAGTTCTTTTCCATTTCATCCTCCTATTTTCTTCATCTTGAGATATTCGCTCCGCCACTGCGGCATCTTGATCGGAATGTCTGCGAAGTTGCCTTTGCCGTCGTAGCCGATCGCGACGATCGTGCCGTAAAACGGAATGCCGCATACCGCGCAGTTTGGCTCCATGCCGCGGATCTTGCCTTCTTCGTTGCACACGATCACAACCTGCCGGTCCAGCGTGACGGTCTCAATCAAGCCGCCCACTGTCTTCTGCATCGTCTCCAGGCGATCGGAGACGTTTGTCATGTGGCCGACTAATTCATCCGGCCGCTTGACGATTGCTTTTAGCATTGCCATTAGTTACCCCTCCACTTTGTAGACTGTGTTCCATGTCGAATCCTGAAAAGTCAGGACTCCGTTCTCCCTGGTCATATAAAGACCGTCCATCTGATCCAGGCCTTGGTAGATGCCTTCCGCCTGGGAGCGCACTTTGTTCAGGTTCGCTCTCGCGATCGCGCGATTCCTGTCGCTGATCTTCCCACGGTTAAACTCGCCGCGCTGTTTGCAGACTTCGGCCACACTCCCAGGAAACGGTGATCCATGCGTGACCCGGTTCCAGACCAGCTGGGTGATCGCGAGTTTCTCGCGAGTAACCTTGTCACTGTTCGCGCCCGTCTCGGCCCAGTAGACGCTCGCCAATGCGTCAATGTCAGCATCCGACCATTCGTATTCCTGGACCGGCATCACAGCCACCTGAACCGGTTTCGGCGGTTCATAGCCAACCGGCTCGATCACGAATACCTGAGGATCCTCCGCGAGTGCTGTGGCCGGTATCAGCAGTGCAGCCATCAGAATCAGCCTTCGCATTTTGCCTCCTCCATGAGCCGGCGTCGCTCGCTGTCCGATGCGGCCAGGAGATCCTCCAGACGTTCCAGGCGGCGCTCGGCCACTGCGAGCTTCGTCTTCTGGTCGGAGATGGTCGCTTCACGCGCATCCAGGAGCCTCGTCCACTCCCTGCGCTCGTTGTCGGAGCGCTTGCGCTGGGCCTCTACCTCTTCGAGTTGCCGAAGATGGCGCTCTTCCCTGCGGTTCGTCAACCATACGCCCACGCAGTGGACGCTGAACGTGCCGGCGATCACTACGATGAGGAATTGCATGATGACGCAGGCGAGCATCAGTTTGTCGGTTACGGTGTAAGTCATGGTTAGTCCTCCTCTTTCACAAGTTCGTCGATGGTCACGTTCAGAACGTCCGCCACCCGCTTCAAGCTATCGACCCTGGGATTGAATTCCGACCACTTTTTAATGGTTCCCTCGCAAAGGCCGGATTCTTGCTCCAGTTGCTTGATCGTCATGCCCTTCATCTGGCACAATTCCTTGATTTTGTCTTTAACCACTCGCTCTCACCCCCTATCTAGTATCTTTTCAAGGGGAACAAGTTACCTTATAATTGAAATTGCCGAATCAATTAGCACCGCTTCGGAAGGGAGGTGTCTGGTAACTTGTTACCCTTCATGCAGTAGTATAGTGGTAACATCTTACCGTGTCAACATGGAAAAATGTGAACAATTTACCTTTTATGAACGTCTCACGAAGTTAAAAGACGATGCTGGAATAACATTCGCGAAAATAGACGAAGATTGTGGATGCCAGAGCAAATCCTGGAAGGACGGTAAACATTTACCGCGTACCGAGGTATTGATTCGTCTGGCTCGATATTTTGATGTTTCAGTGGACTTTCTGCTTGGTATCGAAGAATATGCCATCTCCGATGATGAGGCGTCTCTGATCGCATATTTTCGCCGAATCAGCACCGGGCATAAAGCTGACATCATGCGGATCATCTCCGGCTTTGCGGAAGCGGATCAGCCGGTTAAAAAAGAGAAGGGAACATATTAATAATAGATTTCAGGAGGTAACCCATGAAAAACCCTAAGATCACCCTGCGGATCGCAGGAATCGCGATGCTCATTGTCAGCTTCATTTTCAGCAATATCCAGGAGGATGTAATGGCGGCCGCCGGTATCATTGGTGTCATTCTTCTGATTGTTAGTTTCAAATTTAAGAGAAAACCTACCCAGAAAACTGAGCGCTCAGGACGCGACCACACCATGACGGTATCAGTGGCCGGCATCAATTACCACAAACAAACCGCCGCACAGATCTGCGGAGGAAAACAGGTCGAAGTCGCTGGTCAGCTGGTCCCGGATCCAGACAACGAACATGATCCGGATGCGATTAAGATCTGCGTGGGCGACTATCATCTCGGTTATGTTCCGAAGGACCAGACTGATATCGTCCGGCATATCTGGGACCGGATCCAGTATGTCAACGTGAACATTAAGCCGGTTCATGAAGGATCTGAGCATTTCTACTCCGGGCGCGCTTATATCCATTATAGATGATCTGCCGAATCTGCAAAAAAGAGATCCCTGACGGATCCATATACTGTATGTTCTGCGGTTACCAGATTGTCCGGGAACCTAAGGAACGCAGACCCAACGGAACCGGCTATATCAGGAAGATTAACAACAAATGGCAGGCGATCGTGACAGTCTACGATCCGCACCGGCGCACCATCTCGAAGCGTTTCAAGTACAAGGCCGAAGCGATCAACGCAGTTGGCCAGCTCCGCCAGGAACTGCTGGAGCGTGTTCCACAGAAACGTGCAGCAGCCACGGTCGAAGATCTTTATCAGATCTGGCTCGAAGCATCAGCGCCCAAACTGACCAAACCGACGCAGACGGCCTACCGCATCGCCTGGGAGCGGATCCGGCCACTCAAAGACCGCCGGATTGATTCGATCGGGCTGAAGGACCTCCAGGCATTGGTGGCCGGTCTTCCCTATTACCCGGCTAAGGACGTCAAGAGTCTGCTCTCACACATCTATAAACGCGCCTGTGCAGAGCAGGACGTGACGGCCAACCTCTCCGCATTTATCGAGTTGCCTAAGGTTGAAGAAAAAGAAGCCGAGCCATTCACCGCCGACGAGGTTCGGCGGATGTGGTCGGCCTGGGAGTCCGGCGACGACTTTGTCGGTTATCTGTTAATTATGATTTACACAGGAATGATGCCAGGCGAACTAATGAAATGCGAGAAGTCCATGATCGACTTGGAGCGCCAGCAGATCAACGGAGCCGGGTTAAAGACGAAGGAACGCAGGACTAAGCCGATCCTGCTGCCCACGGCCATCCTCCCGATCGTCCGGCACTATATTGAGAGTGTGGCCGGTGACAAGCTGCTCCGGCCGGTCAAGGACAAATTCTATGATAAATTCCATGCCTGCCTGAAGCGGATCGGTGTCAGGGACCTCACGCCGTACTCCTGCCGGCACACGACGGCCACCATTCTCGCCCTGGACGACGGTGTGGCGCCGATGCTGATCACGAAGGCACTCCGGCAGAAACAGCCGCTGATCACAGAGCGATACAAACACGCCGACGAGCGTCAAATCCTCAGCGCACTCGAACGCATCAACCTGAAGCCTCCCGTTACACACTCCACTACATACAAAAACGCCGGAAAACCCGATAATGTGGGCCTTCCGGCATCTCATACAGTTCCTGCTAAGGGAGTAGGCTGGGGTGACTGGCGCGAGGGTTCGAATCCCTCCTTCTCCGCCAAGGACCGCGAATAAGCGGTCTTTTTGCGTATTCTTGTGGCCGTCTTAGGCAATTCCCAGGATGCTCGAACAGGATAATTTTATCATTTTTCAGGTATCCGTTACATACCTATTACATACAAAAATGTGTAGGTCAAAACTCGACAGGGTTCGTTGGGTTATTCAACACTCCGAAGATCACCAGCGCATTGCACACCCCGCTGACCGCTCCCCGGATCGCTTCGCCCTGTTCCGGGAGAAGGATTCCAAACTGCACCAGCATCCCGACCACCAGAGCAACAATAGAAGTCCATGTAACAACCGACTTAAACCTATTTTGAGTTTTCATGAAATTTCCCTTCCTTTATATATTTAATATCTTGAGACATCAACCGAATGTCCGATGTGATATCAGCAAACATCTTGGCATACTTGTTATGTTCGTCCACACGGTCAGACAATGCCTTGATCGTATCGTCCAGATGCTGATCACGCTTCGCCTGTTTAATAGCGTCCTCTTGTCTGGACTTTCTGGAAATCAGCCATTGACCGACCACAGCACAGATACCCGTTATCAATGCAACGATTACACTCTCACTCATTTATTTGCCCTCAATAAAACTTGCCATGTAAAAAGTGTTCCCATGCTCCCAAAGTCTTGTAAGACCGGGAAACAAAATCAAAGTCCCTGCGTTTCTGATCCAGATCCTTGCCGACCTGTATCAGCTGACAACCGTAAGCCCCGCCTTCCCAACTGACCGTATACCCGCCGCCAACGAACATCCCGATATGCCCGCTCTTATGGACTAAATCACCCGGCAGCATCTCAGCCGGACTGACATGGCTCCATGATCCTGTCTGCTTGAAAAAACCATCCGCAGAGCAATCCCAGCCGCTCTTGACTAACTCCGCATTACGCAGAAGACCGACCACACCGCCAGAGCAATCTGCCCCGGAATTGGTGTAACCAGATGCTTCTGACGCTTTCAGCATCATTTCTTTTCTGCCGTTTGAGAAGTATTGCGAGTATGCCGACCGATTGAAATAGGCATCAAGCCGTGATTTGGTCATAACGTGAAGCGAGCCAACACCGTCATACAGATTTGCCCCTCGGATGTAGAAACTGTACGGAAATTCGACAGGGATCTCTGGATCCCAAGCAAAAGCCAGAGCGTTCAAGACCATTGATTTCCGTCTGGCACTTATACCTTGGAGTGCGTGGTCGATTGCCAAACGTGCCGTTTGTCCGATGTTCGGGGGAATCTCAGCCTCTGGCAATGGTTCAGCCTCAAAGATCGCATCCCACAAAACGTCATTGATTTCGCCTTGTGGAATGTATCTGCTTCGGAAGTTTTCGACCGCCTTGTCCGTGTCTGCTCCCCACCTGTCGCTCTTGATCTCTTTGACGCTCGGTGGATAATAGCCTTTCTGGAACAGTTCACGCTTTACCAGAAAGACATCTTCACCGCTGTCCCCATGATGAAGCACTCTCATTTTTCATCATCTCCCGAAATCAACAGAGCGCAGACGAGAAACCCCGTCCACGTTCCTACCACAAAACAACCTATGCACCAACAGATAACTCTAATCATTCTTCTGCGATGGTCGGCTGACCATCATGCTTATAGCATCCGTTCAAGCACGGAAATCCTTCGGAGTTAAACATAATTGCGTCCAATTCTTTATCCCCTATCACTGGTCAAGATTATCCGTATATCCTTTGATTCAAGCTGAA